GGACCTGCCGTAGCCGATACATTAAAAATCAAGGAAGAGTCTGGCGTATATCTATCATATAATCCATCCATCCAATGGATTGTTGTGGGACTCAGGAGAGGGGACCCGGATGACTACACGGGAGAATTTAGAATTCACGGTATAGAAACAATATACTCAGAGAACAAAAGATATATTGGTACTAAGACTCCACTTGCGCAAAGATAGCATTTACTGTTAGAATAACGCTGCCAGCTTAAGCTGAGGCCCCTTCCGCATGGGCTAAAACGTGCGAGAGACTCTCGAATATTGGGCAGGAAAGAGTCTTAAATAGCCCAAAATATCAAAAGGAGGCACTCAGCCTATGGCAGGTTTAACCTATAACTTAGCCGATCCCGAAGTTAAGATTGTCTGGGAAGACGCTCTTGACCGAGAGATTCGTGCCAGAGATCCTCTTCTTGACGATGAGTCTGGTCTTGCCGGAGCGGGAAGCGATTCCTTGCTTCAGTTTAAAACCGACTTAACGCAGGAGGCAGGTGGCACACTACGCACCAAGCTGGTTTACCAGCTAAGAGGTAGAGGTAGGGCGAAGGACGAGGTTCTAAAGGGTCACGAAGAGGGATACAAGTCTGCTGTGTTCAATATTTACATTGACACAATCAGACACGCCTTCAACGTAACCAGTCCAATTGTTCAACAGTGGGTCCCAGAAGACACGCTAGAAGAGGGAAGAAACTTCCTCGCAGATTGGGCAGCTACTCGTCTTAGCTTCGCTTCTCACCTTCACGCAGCCGGTATTGCTCTCGTAACAGACGATGCTTACCGACTAAACAACACAATCAACGCCCTTAACTCTCAATACATCATACGTCCAAACGGCAAGGCAGCCGGAGCACTAACAGCAGGTGACGTGTTCGACGTGAATTTGATGGGAGAAGTTGCAGCATTCGTTAAGAATGTTCGCCCGAAGATTCGTCCCGCTATGACTCCTTGGGGTCCACGCTATTGCGTGTTTTTGCACCCCGACCAAGTAAAGGATCTACGCGATTCCAACTCTCAGTGGTATGCCCAGATGTTGGCAGCAATGAAAGGTGGACGAATTGACGATAACCCTATTTTCACTACGGCGCTTGGAGAGGATAATGGATTCATCTTCTTCGAGAGCGACTTCGTTCCGCCTGGTCTAAATTCAGGTGAGACTGCCTTCAAGGCTTCTACTCGTAGAGCTTGGGTTGGTGGCGCACAGGCATTGTTCATGGCCTTCGGTCGTGGATACAGCGCTCCCGGCTTCACTCCAAAGAGATGGCAGTGGGTTTCCGAGACTGAGGATTACCAGCACCAAAGAGCCATTGCAGCTAATGCAATTCTAGGTGTTAGCAGACCTCGCTATCAGAAGCCCGGCGAAGCAGTTGTCAGAGAACTTGGCGTGGTGGGCATTGAGACTTTTGTCGATCACGGTCAGTTCACTGCGGCTGAATCATTCCAAGACTGGACAGACGCAGCGCCTGGCGTTCTTATCGAAGCGTAAGGAGAAACTAAATGCCTACTCCATTTACACACGCGAACTATAACGACCCAGCAGTTGCACGTCCGCAGGCCGGAATTCACTATCGCTCCGCTACCATCACATTCTCTGCCGCACTTGCAGCAGCAGACGTGTTCAAGGTATTCAAACTGCCCAAGAATGCTAAGCTTGTTCAGGGTGGTTGGTTTATCGAGACTGGCGGAGATTACGATACAACTACTAACTTGACAATAGGACTTAGGGTCACAGACGGTACTACAACTAAGACTCCTATTGCCGCTAACGCCATTGGTCAAGGTGCTGCTGCCGTATTGGTACCTGCATCGACTGACGTAGGCTGGATTGGATTTGTTACTACAAGCGAGAGCTTCGATGTTCAGCTTCTAGTTACTGCCGGTCCATCTACTTCTGCATCCGGAACCATTAAGGTCGGTTGCTCTTACTCAATGGACCTCGAAAGAGGAAGTACATAAGCAGTTAGGGATTGAGCAGGGGGGGAGTAGTCCTCCCTGCTCTTTTCTCCCTCCATGTCAGATCTACAAACAATGCAAAGGGTTATCCTGCGAGAACTTCGCATGGATACCGCCACAATTCCGACCAAGACATCTGACGATGTAATGTTGGCCATAGCTGAGAGTACGAAGTATCTAAACTCTCTCGAATTCTATTTCAACAAAAAGAAATGGATATTCTCGCTAGAGCAGGACAAGTTCGATTACCAACTTCCAGAAGATTTTATGGGAGTTGTTGGTAATGTATCTTACAAGCCATCAGTAATTGATTCTTACGAGCGTCCACTATCGAATGGTGGAGTGGACTTGGTTGAGCAAATGCGTTTTTACCATGATGACTACACTGGTGGATTGAGATCTGGTCAACCAAGTACGTATGCCGTTGACGATTCAACAAACAAAATGTTGATTTCTCCAATACCGACAACCGGAGAAGGAACGATTACGTTCAGATATTTGGCGAATCTTGGAGTCATTAAATACAAGCACGACGGAACAAATTTCATATTCTATGAACCGTTTACCGGAAATGCTATAGCGATTACCTATACCAATCCATGGTTCGAAGAGGGATTCGATGCCCTAAGAGAACGTTCAATGTACTACCTGTGGAGTAGAATACACGGGGGTACCCCAGAGTCGGATATAAAAGCTCAAAGGGCTTTGTTGCAAAGTCAGGACGCAATAAGAAAGCTATCATCTGAGGGATCTAGAAGACAGTCTATCCAAGAAATTAGGAGATGGATTTAATGCCGGTCGCAACATTTAAGTTTGGTCCGTTCAGACCTGACGGAGGATCCTACTTTCAGAATGATGAGGGCAGGGCAAATCTGGTTGAGTGCGAGAATATTATTCCTGTTTTTGGTGGTTACGCAACAGCACCATATGGGAAGAAGGTAACAACTAGTGCCATAACACCAACAACACATTCGGGCTTTTATTCATTTGTTGTTCCAACTACGACTTCTAACGAAAATAGATGGCTTATTATGTCTAATACGGCCGCCTATCAATACAATCATTCCGGAACAGAATCGCTAGTAACTAGGGGAGGAGGTGCCTACACCAATACCGCTCCTCAATGGGATTGGCAATATACTATATACGGTCCATCTGTTTTGGCTACTAACGGTATAGATGCGATCCAAACCAAGTTGCTTGATTCTGGTACGTTCGCCAAAAATAATACAATTACTGCTCCGGTTTCTGCCGATCCAAGAGCCAAGTTCATATGCTCGTTCAAGGATCACGTATTCATTGGTGATTTTGATCTCACTGTTGGCACAAGCGGAGGAGAGTCATACGGAGCAGCATATGGATCTTTAGCTGCCTCAAGATATGCCAACGCTATTTGGTGGAGCGCGACAGATAATCCTAGAAGATTTGCAGATCCAGCAACTACTCCAAGTCTTATCGGATCTGATTTCAGAATATTCAATGATGGTCTTGGATCAGTAACGGGAATGAAACCCGGCCATGATTATCTGTTTATTGCAAGAAACAGAGGTATGTCAATTATAACCGGACCACCATTTGTAAAAGAAAATATTAGCGAAACGTTCGGCTGCAATTACGCCAATTCGATTGTTAGAGTCGGATCTGATATCTATTGCTGGACAAGACATGGACCCACTAAAATAGTGGATGGAAGATCCATTGAATTGATTGGCAAGGGAAAGGTTTCTAGATACCTAATGCAAATCAAGAATGTGATTAAGAACTCTTCCGGTAGTCACGAAAGCAGAATTTACGGAGCCGTTACGTTGAACGGTGATTATGTTTATTGGTGTGTTAGAAGATTCGTAAATTCAACATCCAATACCTACGATTACATGGTTGTGTATTCTGTTGATGAGGATGAGTTTACAATATTCAACCAACCGTCTTCTATAATTACCCAGATGCAACCAATCTATTCTTACTATAATCCCTATGTAGATAGATGGGATATCGGAGAGGGAGTAAGCGGAATCGGAGAAGAGGTATCATCTGGAGATTACTTTATTTACAGATTTACTAAGAACCATACCGGAGGAGCTGACATTTTTTTTACTACCTCCTACATTAAGAATCCGGGAGAAAAGCTGATAACGGCATGGAAACCCAAGAAGATAAGATTAATCTATGAAAATCAATTGTTCGGAAATCAATTTCCATTGATTAATGATATGGTTTCATCAATCGATTTATTCCCTAGATATAGATATTGGGGAGTGGATAGGGATTACGAGAATGTTCTTGGATCTAGTAACTTCGGTCAAAATCCTCAGTCCGGAACCTTTATT